TCTATTAGCTTTTTTCGTTTATCTCCTCAGCCCTTGCTTCTTGCATGGCAACCTGAATTATTTGTGGGTCTCTAATCACTACACCGAAGTAGAACAACAGCTTGATTATAAAGTCAACCCTCTCTGATACATGTAGTTCTATATCCGTTGAGCCGTATGTACTTGCGTTATTAAAATCAGATGCCTGAAGTGTTATTACAGGTCCAGTACTACCAACACCAGTATTAGTCAGTTGACCATTATCAATTGTAATAACATCCCCAACTACATACCCTGTACCTGCTGTGGTTACACTTAGTGTTACGTTTGTGGGTGTGGTTACGTTTGCAGATATTACAAGCCCAGTACCTGAGCCGCCAGTGTATGTTGGTGTGTATGTATTGATTTCACCCCCAGTAAGACCAGTGGTGATGCTACTTGTTAGTGTATTTGTTCCTGTGTTTAGTAGTGTCTCCCCGTAAACTGTAGGGTCGTATATGTACTGACCCAATGTACCCACATTGTACCCCCATCTTGGGTCCTTAGGTTTTCTTAGGTAGTTTACAGAAACACCTGAATTTATACCATTTGGCTTAACGTAAAGTCTTTCGTTTTCGTAAAGGTATGTCGGAAAGTATTTTGTCGATGCTGTTAGTAACGACTTCTGTATGTTATAAAAATCATTTCTCTGTAGCCTTTGTAGCTCCACTTCACTGTTATTTACACCAGTGTAAACCACTGTACCTAAGCGATATAGGTCGGTTGGTAGTGTGTAATAAGGTGTGGTTGGTGTTGTGGCGTTATCGTACGTTGCATCACCGAAAGACTTGAATATAGAAAGCTTTTCATCGGTGTTCATTATCCTGTCCGAATAATCTGAGTCAGCCTGTGGGACACGAAGCTGTTGATTTAGTTCCTCTGCATAGTTCTCAAACATCTGCAACTGAACCTGTGTGGCTATTTTATTAAACTCATTAGGAGTAACATAACCCCTCTGCTCCTTGTTAAGAATCAGTAATGCGGTCTTATATACCTCGTTAACATTTATAGCCATATTTATTTTTTATTAATTATAGAGGCTAGGCCAGTTTTGTTCTGACCTAACCCTATAATATATATTACGTTGTTACATTAGTTTTTTCTCGATAGATGAAAATATTTCCATACCCTCGTCTGTCTTGAAAAATGAAGCCATAGCAGAATAAGGATGCTCCTCAAATGGAACAGTCATTAGCTTTCTACCGTTACTAGCCCATGTAAATGTACGCTGGTCTTGAGATAGTCTAATGATACCCTGTTCAGCCGCTTTAATTGCAAAGTTTCTGAGCTGTATATTATCGTCCATTGCTAGACTAATAAATAACCTTGGATTTGTTTTAGCCATTACCATCAAGTCCCTTCGTATCTCCTTGCTTGTCATCTTTGATACACCAGACCCACTCTCTGCTCTTAGAATTGCCTCAGCATGGTCGATGTCTATCTCCCTGGCAGCCGTCATAGCGTCAAGCTCTATTTCTAAGTCCTCTAGTCCATACTCAGCCTCTTGTACTGGGTCAAACTCATTGTAAAGTCTACCGTTGTGTGGATGATAAATAGATAAAAGTTTTTGCAAACTCTGCTTTTCTTTAGGCACATTTAACACACCATCCTTAAAAACAATATGTTCCAGCGTGACAGAACCGTTCTGCTCATCTACAAAGCAACTCTTCTGATTTGTAGCATAACGTATCTCTCTCTGTGTATTTGTTTTTTCATCAAACCAAAGTAATGGATGCCTTGGTGTGTGCTTACTTGCTAGTGTGAAAGTTATCGGTGACTTACTTCCAGCCAAATAATATTGACGGGCTTTAATCTCCCACTCGTCTTTCTTTTTAGTTTCTTTTTTTACCTCAACTGGCTCATGAGCTACTGGAGCTTCAATTACAGTTTCAGTTTCTTGTACAACCTCCTCTACTTGAGGTGTTGTTATTTTTCTAGGTCTCGCCATGATATAATATAATTAAATAGTTAAAAAATAAAACTTGGGGCCACATAATGCAACCCCAAGTTTATAAAGTTAGAATTAGACAGACTTGAACAACACGAAGTTGTTAGCAGCCTGAGTTACTAAGCAACGCTCAGAAAGGAAATGAACCTTCATTACGTCCTCTCCTGAAGTAGCAGCACCACCTACAGAACCAGTAATCCAAGACTTCATTCTTCGGTCATCAGCCTCAGATGCACGGTAACGTACATGTAAGAATGGTCTGCGAATGTTAGTACCTAGCATTTGGTCGTAAACAGTAGTTGTTCCAGCAGGAATCAAAACTCCATCGATGTCTTCAGTAAGACCACGAGTAGAAGCATCGTTAAGATATTTCCAGTCGGTCTTATAGAAGTCATAAGAACCTCTTCGGAATCCAGAGAATCCAAGGTTCAAAGCCATCTCAGAGCTGTTTTCAAATACTCCGTAAGAAGTACCACCAGCACCGTAAGAGTTCTGAGCAGCAAGCATGTCATCCATATCTAAGGAAGTGTTACGATTCAAGAAAAGCATGTTTTCTTCAATAGCACCCTGCTTATCTAGGTTGGCAAGAATCTTGTCAAAGTCAGTTAAACCAGTTGCAGCAGAGAAGTTGTTATAAACATTTCCTCGTGCCTCAATAGCGGCAAACAAACCCTCAGTACCCTTTACGTTTGGAGCAGCGGCTCCTGGAGTAATTCCACCAGCAGAACGTCCAATAGCAGCAGAACCAGCAGCAGCAAGTTCACCCTCTATAGAAACCATCTCTAAGTAATCCTGAAAACGTAGACGAGTTTCACCTTCAGCCTTCAAGTACCATAGGTATCCAGAAAGTCCAGCCTCATCAGTAACTTCAACCCAACCAATTTGTGCAGCGTCAGAACCTGAAACCTCATACTGGTCCTTGATGATTACTGGGCTGTTGTTGTACTGAGTAAAAGATGGTGTGATAGAACCAGCCATAGAGTCAGTACCCTTAGCAAATTCAGAACCATATATGAAGATTTTAATACTTCCCCCAGCTCCTGGTTGTCCAACAGCAGTAGAAACAGCGTTTAAGTTAGCTGCATCGTATGGATAAGCATTGAAATCAAAGTTATTACCAGCTCCAGCAACAGGCTCAGTGTCAACAAAACACTTAACAGATGCTAAACTAACTGTGTTATAAATAACTACAGTAGAACCAGCTCGGATAATAGGCTGAATAGAAAGACCACCAGAATCCTCACCAGCTACATCAGAAACTAAAGTTCCTCCAGCAGCAATGGTAATAGCAGAAGCAACGGTAGCTCCTCCTCCACCCATACCACTCTCGAAAGAAAGGTGTAGACGGTTTTGCTCAGACCAAACAACTTGGTCAGAAGTCATTGGCATCTCAGCCCCAACCATACGAAGAAAACCAGAGATTGTACGGTTACCGTAACGCTCTACTTCAGCTTCATAGATTTCAGGTAGATACTGCTGTGCGAAGTCGTTTCCGCTTCCATCAGCAAAGTTTAAATAAGAACCTTGAGTAACACTCTTAAAAGGAGTAGGTACCAAGGAAAACGAACCCAACGGGTCGTTAGTTGCAAATTGTCCCATAATTTATTAATTTTTAAATTTATTTTTATTTACTTTAAGTTTGGAGGAGTCAATACCGTTGACAGCCTTAACCTTTAAACCATTTATAAACAGACTGTCGTTTGACGTTTGTCTAGGTGCTTCACCTGTTATGTTTTTAGACTTAACAGCAACATCCTTGATAGCGTCAGCTTTACCCTGCTCGTAAAAGTGTGAGGCAATTTTGTCAACATTTTGGGCTGCGTACATTGCCTTATGATACTCATCAAATTGTTTAACATTACCCTTGTCATCGAGAAACTTTCCCAATATATTGTTAATGTTAGACTGAGTCTCAGCAATTGAGTCTGAATTACTTACCCCGTATCTAAACTTCTTTTCTCCTAGATTGAAATCAAAACCTTTGAAGTCGTTTTGGAAAAAGTCCTTAGTCTTAGATTTGAATAAACTTCTAGACTCCTCAGCTTGTTGTTCACCCTCCTTGTAGCGATTAAAAAAGTCCATTGCCTTTCTTTGTTCGTTGGATTGCGTGGGCCTCGACTTGATTTCCTCGTAATATTCATCCTTCAAATTATCTAGAAAAGAACGGGCCTTTGAAACCTCTTCTTTTTGAGCAAGTTTTTTTAACTTGATGTCTCGCTCATCATCAAGGTCTTCATCGTAAAGGAAGTTTTCTTCCATTACAAAATCTATTTCCTCATCGTCAAGATGTGGTTTTGTTTTTTTATAGTATTCTTTCAATAAAGCCTTATCATCCACAGTAGAGTAGTCTGCGTTTAGTCTTACATAGTCCTGCAAGTCTCCACCTGTCTCTTCAATAAACTTTACCAGCTTATCTACACCCTCTGGTAGGTTTACCTTAACCTTATCCTCTGTCTCTTCAACAACAGGCTTTACCTCTTCTTCAGTAATTTCTTGTATTACTACTTCTTGCTCACCCCCATCATCTGAACTGGTGACTTCTTCGGTAGTGCCTTCAGGTTTTGATTCGGGTGTTCCTTTCTCCACTTCTCCGCTAGTTTCGGGTTGGTTGAGTACAGGTACTTCATCTGTGCTTGGCTCTTGAACGGCATCTTCTTTTTTCTTTGAAAGGTCTAACTTAGTTACTGTTTCCTTAGCCTTCTTTGGCTTGACTTTTGACAAGTCTACTTTTACTTCTGACATAATAATATAATATATAATTGTTTAAAATCACTTCGGCTCAAATTGCTCTAAACCAATACCACCCAATACATCGTTTCCAGAGGACTCAAAGTTTGTTGGTAGTAAGTTGTTTTTTCTTTGGTTGATGAGTTCACTCTGCTGAGTTCCCTGAATCTTAATTCTCTTGTCTTTTCGGTCCTCTATACTCTGTTCTTTCTGACCCTCTGCGTTAGCCCTCACCTGTGCCAACTGCATATTAAAGTCAAACTCAACCTGCATTAACTCTCGCTTAATCTCAGCCTCGGCCCTAAGTCTTTGTATTTCAAACTGAGACTTGGCCTGCTCTATACTAACCTTTTCTTGCGTCAGCGCCTGTTGTTTCTGCACCTCAGCCATTGCAGCTTTTTCAGCAGCCTCAGCGTTTGCCTGTCCCTGTGCCTGAATGTTTTGCATCTGAGCCTGTCTTTCAGCCTCGGCCTTTTTCTTTCTCTTTTGCTTAAGTATTTCGTTGGCAAGCTTTATGTTCTGTATCTCTCTGATGTCTATAACATCCTCTATGTCTATGCCACCAGACTTCAACGCAATCTGTATGTTCTGCTCTAACTGAGCCTTATCCTCATCCTCTGGCTCAAGTTCAAGGTATATACCAAAGTCATGTAGGTGTAACTTACTTATCTCCTGAAGCGTACCCACATTGTATGCACTTATAGCCTCCTGTAGTGAGTTGTTTGTCAACGCAAACTCAATAGAGTCAGCTATTCTTAATGATATGTTTTCACACGTTCTGGCAGCTAAATACAGGCTTGACTGTAGTATGTGTCGTGTAGCTACGTTTGATGCATTAGCGGCAAGCTTTTGCAGTCCCACGAGGGTGTCCTCCATTGGTGTGCTACCATCCCTAGCCTCATTGAGTCCAGTTACATCTCTAATCATCTGTAAGTAGTACTGGTATGTATTTATCAACGCACCTATCTTAGCCTGACCGTTAGACGTACTCAGCTCTTGGATTGGAACCTTACCCCTATTCATGTCACCCTCCTGGGTCAGAGACCTACCAAGTATACTACCCGTTTGGAAGTACATGTTCAACGCCTCCTGTGGGCTGTAGTTTGTTCCGTTACCCAAGTCAACCTCCGCAAGCCCATCTATATCCAAATAAACACCGTCAGGAACAAGCCTTGATATCACCTGCTGTATCTTTAGGTTTGTTATGTTTATCATATCTGCAAACCCAGTAATCTTACTAACCGTAGACTCTATCCTTCCCTTGTACATACGGGGTGATGATATTGAATAGTTCATCTGAACCTTTGTAGTGTCAGCGTATGGTCGGGTCATGTTCTCAGAAAGTTTCCAATCAATCATCTGGTCGTAACCAAGAATCTTAGCCCCAGTATACAAAACCTCTATAGTTCTGGATACTTTTTTAAATGTGTCTGATTCTGGTGGGTTAAAAGAATCTGTTTTTTCTATAATCTTTTCAAGACCATTACCAGTTTGCTTTAACTTAAACACCTGATTCATATATGTCTTATACTCAAAGTACAAAACCTGTACCGTGTTCTCGTCATAGTCGTTCCAACCAACAACATAGTCAGTCCTGTTACCCATCTTAGATATCCTGTCTAGCTCCTCCTCAGAAATAAATGGATACTGCTTCTTAAGTTCTGGTATTGTTATAGACCTTACCTCGCCTACATAGTATATGTCCTCAAAGTTGGGGTCTTCCGTGTATGACCAAACCATTTTAGCTGGGTCACAGTAATTAATTACAACACCCTCAGCCTTATTCCAATCAGTCTTTACCGCAGCAATACCAAGAACTGTGAGGTCGTAGTTCAACCTTCTTCTGATTAACTCAAACTTATTCTTGTCCAAGGTGTTGTTTATAACCTCCTCCTCAGCTATCTCTATAGACGGCTTGTACTTAAGCTGCATATGAATAGATATCTCCTCCTCAGTTTCTGGGAGGTTACTCTGGTCTGGTGTGCTGTATAGGTCAAGACCCATCGTTTGTTTTATCTGCTCTATCTCAGCCTTGGCTGTAATGTCCCTCAATAAACCAGATGCGTAGTTTGTTCTTTTCTTTATAGACTCTGGGTCTTGTGCGTATGCATTAATCTTGTACTTCTTTTCAGACATGCCGTTGACCACGATGTCAACAAACTTAGATATCACTGGCACTGGCTTCCAGTCTAGGTTAAGGTATGAAAGGTCTCCGTTTATAGACAACTCATCCTTGTACTTCTGTATTGGCTGCTCACCCCTGGCGTATAGTTTAAGGTTGTGGTATCTGTTCCAGTTAGTGGCAAACCTGTTTCCGCTTCTCCCCCCATGAAACCACTCACCCTCTATAGCTCTTCCTACTTGAACGCCATACTCAAAGCTCTTTTTTTCCTCGTCACTAACGACTTGGCTTGGGAACGAACTATTTGGATTTGTGCTTATATTCATCTATCTATTATTTTAGAAATACTACCAGTATTGTCATATCTTTTAAAGCCAAGGCTGATGTTATTTCTAACCACTTTGTTTATAGGTGCGTATCTATTTTTGTTACAGGCCATTACTGCCAGTCCTGAACTAATAGACGCATCAAACTTCGTTCTGTTGTTTATATCAAACCTTGCCCAGTCATTTAATGTTCTGTCGAAATACATATCCCCGTACTGGTCATCGCCTATGACACCAACACACTCGTCTATGTAAGTTTCTATTGCGGCTGCATGAGCCTGCTTAATGTCTTCACTTGAGTTAGGTATACCACCTATCTCTTTTTCTGTCTGTGAAAGGTTGTTCCAAACCCTGTCTGGTCTGTTCATAGAGTATCCCCTGTAACCCCTTCTCTTAATGTGGTATAAAAGTCTTGGCTTGTTATTCTCACAAAGTATTGGCATACCGTAAAAAATAATAGCCATTAATATATCCTCAAAAAATATCTCAGCGGTCTGTGGTCTGGATATATACTCCAGAAAAAAGTGGTTTGCTGGTGCCTCCTCCATAGAGAACTTTGTCAGTCCGTGTAGAGAACCATTTGAACCTACGCCACTTACGGTTCCTGATATGTCGTAACTGTCACAACCAAATGCTCCTACATGCTCGTTTCCAGGATACTTAACCCCATTCTTTAGTATTACTCTATTTTGCAGATTTATTGGGGGAACCCATGAAATTAAAAACCTTCCGTTGTTACTAGGTAGGAATATTACCCTTGTATCTTTTATACCATTCTCCCACTGAAAGTTACCCTTACTGAGTATGTTAGTGTTTCTAAGGTCCTGATTATAATCTATCTGCTGGTATATTCTGGTGAGGTTAAACAAAGAGTTCTTAGCCTCATCCCTAAATGCATGCTCCACTGTTCTAGGGAACTGCCTGTAAAATTCATTAAGACCATCCTGGTCGTTCTTTAAGCCCTCTACCTCGTTCTGCCAGTAGTCAATGACACCCATTTGTATTTGGTTACCAAACGTGTCAAGCACCTTGTCTTCTGGTGTTTCAAACACAGGGTATCCGTACTCGTCTATGTATCCCTCGTAGTTCCACTCCATCGGTATAAACAACCCGTAAAGACCAGATGCCGTCTGCCCGTTGGCATTTCTTTTTGATACGTCAGAGTTCTCGTACAGCTTCTTAAAGTTTTCACCACCCTTGTCCAAAGAGTTTGATGTGCTACCCATCATGCACTTCCCAATCACCCTGCTACCCAGCCTCAGACATGTCTTAGTAACCCTCCAGTTGTTTAGTATGTTTGTGGGTTTCTCCCACTTACCACTCTCATCATGCACCAACAGGGATAGCTTCTCACCATCGTATGAGTTGTCTCCCGTGTTCTTCCAGTCTATCGTAGTGTCAAGACCCGTGATTTCCTCAACCTTGTTGTTACTGTCCAGCTTCTTTCTAGTGAACTTAGATGCTGGCACACGATACGCAAGCTCTGTTTTAGGTCTGTCCATACCATCCTGTATGGGTTTGAAGAAGAACGGGTAGTTCACCGATATTGGCACCACCTTGTCTGTGAACATCTTCTTAGCATCGGGTCCTGTCTTAGACAGTATACCAAACCTTGAGTCACTAGATAGTGTTGCTAAGTTTACAGTTTCTGCTGATGACATAAAAGAAAAACCAGAGCGTCTATTCTTTAAGTAGCACATCCCGTAGCTTCTGTGGTCAGCCTTACAAGCCTCCCAAAATATAAAGAACAATCTGTTAGACTCTCTGAAGTCTGGCTTACCAATATCTATCTTAGACCACTGAAGGTAGTTGTAATGAGAGCCAGTTATATATATTGGCTTCTTGTTGTTCACAAACCAAAAACCCTCTTCCCTTCTGGTAAACTCTGTGTCTATGTAGTCAAACCACTTGTTCTTAAACTCATCTGGTGCCTCGTTCCAATCAAAAACACTCTTAAACCTAGACAGCTCCTTCGGGTATGGTGTATACTCCCACTTACTTTCACTAAACCTAGTCACATTTGACTCAGTTGGTAAGGCTATCTTAAGCCCCTGTATTTCGTATATATCCCCAACCTGTCCAGTCTTACTTATAACCACAACATCGTGGTCCTTGTTATAACCATACTTCCACTTCTTACCCTTGTTCATCCTCTTCAGAACGTGTGGCTTTATGTGGTCATCAACTATATTTACTAGCGTCTGTTCGTACATTACTTCTTAGACCTGTTTTCAGCAAAACCAGAGAACACCTTTTTTGGTGCCTCAACCTTTTCTACGTTGTTCAGCATATTCTCCTCCTCGTTAATCCTATTTAGGATTTCAAAGGCATCAAATATTGCAAGCTTTTTAGTAGCCGCAGCGTTCTTTAATCTGTCCGCTGATACATCATCCTCACCACCAGTAACTATCGGCTCCCTAGCTACCTTAATTAGCTCCTCAACCGCTGTTCGTCCAGCTTGGATTATACTTAGTTTCGCTTCCTTCGTCTCCATAGGTCAAAGCAATATTTTTAGATTTCATACAATATAATAGTTCACCGTCCACCACAAACTCAAACTCGGACTCTGGGGTAAACCCCACAACCATTCCTGGGTGTACATCGTGTTCTTCAAGCGTCTTGTTGCCATACCTAAGTATACCAGTAAGTGGCTTCTCCTTCTGAGATGACCAATCATCGTCATTAACAACTGGCTGTACAAAGCAGTAGTCAAGGTGTGACTTGTTGTCCCCGTAAAGATATATCTGCTCTGGTGAGCAAGCATACAGGTCATCCTTTATATGACTACGGCTGTTCTTCTCGTTACCCCTTATGTCGTAAAACCTCCTAAACACATTATGGTGGACCGTCACCCTGTCACCAACCTTGATGTCGGTTACAATGGATAGTGGTGTGGCTATTACCTCAGCCTCGTTACTAACGCTCTTGTAACTCTCAATCTTTGTGTTGGTCACAAAACTAACCCCACCAATCTCTTTGGTATTGTTGTACCTGCCAGATACAGGCTTTATAATAAAGTCATACACACTCCTCATGCGTTAGTATTTTAGGTCGTACTCCACAGATATACCCATGTTTTTGTTGAAGTCCTTCCA